ACATAAAAATCTATTAATTTGTTTTTTATTAATAACAAAATTAAAACATGTCGACGTAGTCATAGTGCTATTTTTAAATGGTATCTCGTTCACAAGTTGTCTTGCTATCTTTTCCGCTATTAACGGAAGCCCATAAATTTTTACTCCATCAAATCTAGTAATATGATCACTTACAATATATTTTGGTGTTCCTTTTTTAAAAAATATAGAATCAATATAGTCTTTGTCAAATACATCATAGATATGCAGTACATCATTATTTGTTAATCTATCAACGCCTGTTAAATCTCTACCGTAAATATGAGTTGAATTTACACGCATGGATCAGCTACCTACTTTAATTTTGCCTAATAATTGTTTTAATTTGGCACTATTTACATCAGCGGTTACTTTGCCAGCTTCGCTGGTATCGGGGTCTACTGATTCTGTTACACGACTTTGCGTTTTAATGCTGTCATATATGCTAGGTTTTTTAACAAATCCTCCAGATGATTCATCTGCAGATTCGCCTGAATCTGTGATACGCATGGTTTCAATGTTGTATTCAAGATCAATTTTTTGACCCACACCTGTTGAACTTCGTGATTTCATACATTGTATTTGATAACGTCCACGTTCTTTCATGGCTCTGCTGGTAAAAATACCAAACACGTTGTCTGCAGTATTGATCTTGCTGATACCACCTGAAATATGACTGTGATCAAATTCCACTTCTTCTACTGCGGATCTATTTAACTGACTTGCAGTCACAAACAACACATTGAGTTCTTTAGCCAAGTTACGTAATTCTTCACTCACGTACTTGTCTTTAACAAACAAATCATTGGGACTGACTTTGGCACTCACAGGCATCAACAAGTCCAAATAATCAACCATGATAAAATCCACACGCAGTCCTGTTTGTATCTGAACTTCTTTGATATAACTTCTAATGTCATTGATATTACTTTGTGCAGGCAAAGCTTTGACTCTATACTGTCCAGACTTTTTGGCCATCATTTTAACTTTGAGTTCTGTGGTATCAATGTCTCGGCGTATTTCTTTGGTGCCCATGTTGGTCAACATGGCATCTGTTCTCAATGCACACAAATCTTCACTGAGTTCTAGACTCATATAAACACCACTGAGTCCTTGTTGCAACCAGTTCAATGCTATGTTCATCATCACAAGACTTTTGCCTGATCCTGATCCGCCGGCAAAAATGTTCAGTTCGCCACGACTGAATCCGCCGTATAATAGTCGATCCATTTGTGGCCAACCTGTGCTGACTTGTCCGCCACTGTTGAAATATCTATTAATACGAGACGCAGGATCTTCAAAATAGTCTATGCCCATGTCTTTGGTCAATGATATTTGTACCGCGTCTTTGATTAATTTTTCTACAGGATCATAATCTCCTTTTTCCAATAAATCTGCTGACTTTAAAATTGCACGCTCAAGTTCTTGTCTGCGGGTAAAACTTTCAAACTCCTGCATAAACCATTCAAAATGTCCATCATTCAAGTCAGGTGTATGTGCAAGTTTAACACCTGTACTGGCTGCAATTTGTTCAATGGTGGGTAATGTTTTATGCTCAATACTGTGCTTCTTAACAAACTCTGCTGCTGGTCTTAGACTACGGTCAAAATTCTCAGGATTATAAATGTTTTGAACTCGCACATAACTTGATGCGTCTTGCAACATCATTTCTAAAAACAATCGTTGAATATCAATATTGTATTCTTTTAACACATTAATTCCTTGTAATATTTTCCTATTGTCAAACTATTTCTCCAATTAGTATTTCTTTTACTATCAAGATCTTCAAGATTTATTATCCAGTTATTATTTTTGGTAATTGATAATGTGTTTTTAATGTAATTAACAATTCCTATTAATCTAGGTTCGGCTATTAAATAGTCTATTGCATCATTTTTAATATTGGTTGGCAAAAACTTTACATCAAAATTATTTGCAAATTGCCAACAAAAATCAGAGTTATCACCTTCTCTATTTGTTAGTAGGTGTTCAGAAAACCATTGCCATACATCAACAATTTCAAAAAGATTATAACATCCAACAGTTACATTGAATCCAAACATAACGTTTCCGGGTAAATTTTCTCTCATTGAAATAATATTGTTGCTGGTATCATTCCAGTTACCAGGCCAACGTATATACTCAAATGCTGATTTAGTTGCATCAATGCTAAAAAATATCTTAACCAATCTGGCCCGACTCCATAACTTTATTATTTTATCGTCAGGAATAACAGTTCCATTTGTATTATAACTTATAAAAGTATTTTTTAATACTCCTTGTGCTTCTAATTTTTCTAATAAATTAATATGATCAGCATTAAGCAACGGTTCGCCACCATTGAAATGTATTTTTTGTATGTTTGAAAAATCTAATTTGTCTAAAAAATTATTTGATTTTTGAAACTTTCTTCCTATAGAAATTAAATCAGACTGTATATATTTTAATTCTTTAGCCCATAAACTACTGTTATTTGGGCCACACATGATACATGCAAGATTACATGCCCAAGTTGCACTGTGGTCAACGCTTTCTAGTGTCACTAGATCAGACGGCGGAAGATTAAAAAACTCAATGGCACTTTGTCGACGACTTTTGTGACCAAGTGCTTCTGCATCCCAGCAACGAGAACATGCCGACGGGCGTGACCCTTGAGCAAACTCATTGCGTAGATATAACAAATAAGGACTTTTATAAAAATTAAAAGTGTCAACTGGTTCAATTTTTGTAACTGCTTGGCAACATGGTGCCACGCTGATGTAATCATCGTTGAATCGATCTACAAATATACTACGATAAATCTCAGGACACCAATTTTGCAATTTGCCGTTTCCTTAATTCTATTTTTAATCGACTTGTTTCTCTGCTTTGAAATATAGTTATCATAGTTGCTAACTTGCCCATTTTTACTACTGCATCATTGACATCTTTAATTCCTGCGGGCCACTCAGGTATACTAACTGCCCACCCTAGTTCTACTGCACGATCTACTAACTCCATACCGGCTTTGTCGTGATCGGGTACTACTGTGATTTCTTTGCCTAAACTTCTTATTACTCTTGCTTGTGTATCACTGACCGTGTTGTGCATCAGTGCAAGTCCGCCAATACATAGTGCATCAAATATACCTTCCATGACCAATACATGTTGCCACGCGGATTTTTGTAAGTCTGTACCAAACACATATCCTGGCTGACTGTGATTAATATATTTTGGGCCACTACCACTCAGCATTCTGGCACACCACCCTACTATGGTATCATTGTAGGTAAATGGAATGATTACATGTTGCCGTGTCCAATGGACTCCATCATTTTGCATCTGTACCATGATAGGATAATTTTCTGGCACACATCTTGATCTTGTATACTCCCAGTATGTAGTATGTTCTGGTGTCAATAACTCCACATGTGGCGGAAAGTCTTCGAACTCTTTGAATTGTATGTCACTTAGTGCATCAAACACCCGATGTCGTTCATCTAATATACCTTCTATGCTACGATGTCGAAGACTTTCAAGATTTAGTAAGTCAATATCACGTTCAGAAACATTTAACAATCCTAATAATTTACGAGCTTTAAATCCTAAAGTACGTCCAAGAATAAAACTTGCAGTAAATTGACAATTAAAACAATGATAGCTCCAACCTTTTTCACTGACTTTTAATCCGCCTCGTTGCCGTTTATCCGCACAACAAGGTGCATTAAAACTTATCCATCCACTGGGAGTAGATTTTCTTTTGGTGGGCAAATAAGAGACTACATCAATCATGTAGTTATTTTAACACATTTATCTCAGGAGAGCAATGTTATCGATAAAATAAATCAACTACATAACCTGTGCTGATGATAACCATGGCACCTTGTTGATTTGGAGCAACTGGATAATACGGAGTATTGATTCCAGCATTTGGTGCCACCCAGTATCCAGATCCACCATTGGTCACTGTTATACCTGCAATGCTTCCATTGGTGCCAAGTGTAGCAACAGCGGTGGCACCTGCACCTTCGCCTAAAATATTAATCTTAGGCGGTGCCAAATATCCACTGCCTTGATTTTGTACAGTAATACTAGTCACCACTCCATTTTCACATGTGGCATATGCTGTAGCTGGCACACCTGGTTGATCTGGGACGGCAAATATACTGTTGTTAAAACAAAGTCTTAACAAAGGATACCATCCAATTACATTCAAATAAATGGTACCTGTATAATTGTAGTAAGTTATGCTTTCAGACGCAGTAGGATTATAGATAGTGGAACTCACAGGCACGTTGTAAGGCACTGCTTCGTAGTCTTCGGCAGCCTGGGCCTTGATAGTGCCAGTGTATCCATCCAAGGTCATTTGAATGGTTGTTATGGCATTTTGTGGTTTAATAAAACTACTGAAATATTCAGTGAGTAAAAAACTATTCCAATAGTTAGCACCATTAGGATTTCCAGCCCAGTACCAGTCACCACCTGGATAATTTTGAAGACTTGTGCCATCTGCTGACCCTTGTGCTGACAATTTTGTGGTAGGAATTGTAAGTGGTATACTAGGAATAAACTGTGGCAGCACACTGTCTACTACATTAATTGGCGCCCTGGCACCAGACTGAGCATCTGTAAATACTGCTTCTGTCAAATTACCACTGCTACGAGTAATACTGTAAGTAGCAGGCTCTGCCAGCAATTCCAATAGTTCTGGACCTGTCAGCGTAACTTTGGCTCGTCCAAGTGGTGCATTCAGTGTGACCATGGGTTTTTGTATCAGCAGAGTACTGCCTGCGGTATCTATCACACGAAACAGAAATGTGCTTCCTGTAATGTCGACGGGTTTTTGTTGTTGATTTATAAATTCAAACAACAACACATTGTCGACGCCTTTGTTAATTGTTAAAGTTTTTGCGTACACAGGGTCATACCTATAAGTGAAAGTTTCGCCGTCGGCGGTGTCTATCAATAATACTCTGGTAATTTGTTGATATAAATACGCCGTGGTTGAATACATAAGGATCTCCAACAATATTTATGGGCAATGACTTGTTTGCAAAATTAGCTGAAAAATACCCGTTTATAACGCTTTGCGTCTATGCTTCTGCCGAATATGTTGGCATTGTGCAAAATCAAGATGATGCAATAACTACAATTTATGATTTTGGCAGCATACAAGATGTTGAACAAAAACGATTATTTTTAGAACTTGCCAATATTTGGTGGTGGGAAAGCAATCGTAGTATACCTATCAATATATTTTTAAAATCTGACTGGGATCCGTTTAAAAATTATTTAAAAACATTTAGCAACAAAGATCTTGTGATATTACACGGACCTGTTTGTAGTCTAATAGAAATGAGCAGGAAAAAAACCAAACGTAAATCAATTACACTAGTGAGACGGTTAGAATGATTAAAAACTTAGTTATAAATGGGTGTTCTTTTACAGCTGATCAAAATAATACTTGGGCATCGGTTTTGAAAAACTATTTTTTGGATATAGAATATCATAACATAGCTGCTGGAGCTGCAGGCAATGATTATATTTGCAATAGCACTATTAATTATTTAGAACAACAGCAATTAGGTCCCAGCAATACACTAGTTTTGATCATGTGGTCAGGAACCGGTAGAAAAGATTTAAATGTCTCTGGAGACTGGTGGTATCATTTACATGATAACTATCCGTGGGGTGGCAGACACGGCGAACA